ATTATAAGACTTAAACTCAATAGAACACAATGTGATCATTTGAGAATAAGGTGGCTTGATGAAATGAATCCTACAATCTCTGCAAAGGAAACAATGCCTGATTGGATGACGGCAGCAGAGGCAGGTAAGTTAGCTCAAGCTTTGATGGCAAAACACTATTGTACCGAAGTCAATAGAAGTTTGACAAAGAATCCAATGGGAGCTTTAGCAAAATATACTTATGAATTGCTTATGGCCACCCTAGAAAAAGACTCCAGACCCTTACAACCAATAAATAGCATGTTAGCAGATTTAACAGCGAGAGCAAGTTCAACAAGAACGAGGATCTTAGCCCAGCAAAAACTTTTACTTAAGGCAGCCAATGAACAGAAACTAAAAGTTAAAGTTTTTACTCAATTCGATGAGGCAGATGAAGACATATTATTTATGGCGAATGTTTTAAGTGATCTTGAAGAAAATCCAGGAGCTTTTGAAGCTTCACATGAACAATTGAAAGGTTTTGCAGAGAACACATCAGGTAAATTAAAATATTACTCCTTGCGTAAAGCACAGTCAGGATCATCTTGGGTATATTATCTTGTAGAAGACAAGGAAGGAACAATAGAAACAAATAGAGGAAAAATAGATCTTTCACATTTTGCCTATGGTTCTCCAGTTCCCGAAGCTCCAGAAAAGTTTTATTATAAAACACCTCACGAAATTGATTCTCCAGATCTCCTAGAAACGATCCATAGTTACCTATGTGAATTTATATTACAGGGTAAGTCACTAACGTTGGCCTTTTTGGAAAGTGACGGTGCATCTCAACGCAATGCAAATTTTTTGGTAAAGTTAAAAGCTCAATCTGTTTATTATTATCAAAAAATAAAATTTGTAATAGGAACCACCACAACATGGGTGCTCAAACATGTCTCTGATATTTTGGGATCTGTTGCTTCGGGTATTTGCGTTGGTGTTGCTATTATGGGTATGTTCATCGCTATGGAGGCTATAGTTTTACTGTTTGCGCCAGCCCAACCAACAGCATCATATGATAAACATGTACCAGCGAGAGTCTTGATTGATCAGAAGACAGCCAGTAATTCAACAACATTATACCAAAATCAAATGTATAAGGCCTTGTATAGAGGACAGTTTGTATCTCTAGTAGGTCTCAAAGGAAATGTTTTCATATCAGTCAAACATGCCTTCCAGGAGATGGATGATTCACCAATAAC